CAGGGCGATGTCGTCGGGTGAGAGCATCGCCTGGCCGCCGATGGTCCAGGACGCGAAGGTCGCGGACTGGGAGAAGGGGCCGGTGGTGGTGGAGGCCTGGGTGGCGCCGGCGGCGGCCTTGGGATCGATCTTGAGGATCCGGGAGACGGAGTCGGCGACCTGGGCAGCGACGACGTCGGGGACCTCGGCGTGACCGGCCTGGTAGGTCATGGTGACGAACCGGTCTGAGGGGAGGTTGACGTCGACGTAGCCGTGCCGGAGGGTGAACGGTACGGGCTGGGCGTCGTCGTCGACGACGGAGGTGACGGTGATGAGAGGGAGACGTTGGGGGCGGGCGTGACGGCCGTTGACCTTGACCCGGTGGGTGTAGGTGACCGGGGTGAAGGTGGTTCGGGCCTCCTGGCAGAACTTGGCCGACAGGATGGTCAGCAGGTGCTCGACCCGCTTGCTCTCCTCGTCGGTCAGGTCCCGTCCGAGTGCCTGGGCCACGGCTTCCTTGGTCGCGAGCTTCACGGTTTCCCCGCCCCCTCTCCGTCGTCTTCTCGTTAGGTCGTCTTGCTGCCCTTGGGCGACTTCTGCCGGGCAGGGTCGGTGCCGGCGTCCGGGGCCTCGGGAGGCGTCTCGTCCTCGTTGGCCGGGGCGGTGGGCTGCGCCTGCTCGTCGGGGACCTGCTCGACGTAGCCGGCGCTGATGAGGCCGGTGGCGACGGTGTCGACGACGTCGAAGATCAGCCCGTTGTCTCCTTTGACTCGCATGTCACGCCGCCTTGAAGACCTGGACGGCGGTGGGGCGCGTGACCTTGCCGCCGTAGACGTGCAGGCCACGGACGCGGTCGGCGAACTTGTTCTCCGCCCGCATGGACTCGGTCTTGTTGACCTGTGAGATGAAGGCCAGGGACGGCGTGTAGATGCCGGCCGCGGTGGGCTTGGAGTCGTCGACCCAGGGGGAGACGACCACGTCGAAGCCGAGGAGACGGCCGATGATCGCCTCACGCAGACCCTCGGTGGTGTTGGACTTGTCGAAGGAGGTGAGCTTCGAGCCGTCGGAGAGGAGGAGCTCCTCGAAGGCGGCGTTGACCAACAGGGTCCGGTTGGCCTGGGGAACCTTGGCTGACGTCAGCCTGCGGCGCAGGCCACGGACGACGTCGTAGGCCGTCTCCCAGTTGGTCGGCGTGGTCAGGCCGGTGGCGGCGGTGCCGCCGGTCAGGGTCATGGTCGTCAGGAAGGCCTCGGCGTCCTCGACCAGGCCGGCGGCCGCGGACTCGGAGTACTTGTCCATGATCTGCTGGTTGGCCTGAGCGGCGTCGATGTCGTCGACGATGAAGTCGAAGGACTTCTCCTGGTCGACCTTGATCTCGATGCCGGTGTCGGAGACCTCGTCCGGCGAGGTCGTGCGCGGCAGGGTGCCGCCTCCGCCGGGCTTGGCTACCACACCCGTCTTGTAGTCCTTGACCTGGATGTCGACGATGCCGGGGATGTGGACGGTGTTTCCGGCCTTGAGATCGCCTTCGTAGTCGCGGTTGGCCAGGCCGGTCAGGACCGCCTTGTTGCGGAAGATCTCGAGGATGGAGGCCGCCCATACCTCGGGGATGAAGTGGCTGGTGGACACTGTGGCTCCTTTTCGGGAAGAGGGGCGTCAGGAGACGCCCATGATCTGGTTGAGCTGCCCGTCGCGGCGGGCCTTGTTGATCTGGGCCGGCGTCATCGCCTTGAGGTCCTCGCGCGTCAGCTGACGGGGCCCGGCGACGTTGTCCCCGCGCTGGCCGGCGTCCGCCGAGGACGTGGAGGCCGGCGGGGTGGTGGGGCCGCGCCAGGCGAGCAGACGGTCAGCGGAGGCGGTGATCTCCTCCTCCGTGGTGCCGGTAAGCAGATCCACGTCAACGCCCTTGGAGGCGGCGATACGGGCCTTGAGGGACGCGGTCTCAGCGGCGGCGGCACGCTTCTCAGCGGCCTCCTTGGCCTCCAGGAGCTTCTGCATCTCGCTCTTGGACTGCTCCTCGATCGCGTCGAACTGCTTGGCCTTGTCCGCGTTGGCCTTCGCCCGCTCTTCGTTCTGGCGGGACAGGGCCTTCCACTTCTCAGCCTCGGCCTTCCAGTCGACCGTTGCGGTCTCCGGGGGCGCCTGAGGAGCGGTGGCGGTGCCGGCGGTGTCGCCGGTGCTCTGGCCCGTGGGTTCCGTGGTCGTGCCGTTAGCGGTCTGACCAGCAGGCGGAGTGGGGGTGGTGACGTGCATAGTGGTTTCCTTCCCGTTTCGGGCATGACAAAGGCCCCTGCCGTTTCGGTAGGGGCCGGTGGTGGGCGCCCGCGAGCGCGGGCAAGTCGTGTAGAATCAGTGGTGAAGCGGGGTTCCCCCCTGGGCTCGCCTTGAAATAACAGGCCGTGTCACTGACACCAGAACGCCCGGGCATTGGCGGCCCCGCTTCAGTCTGCCGAGGCCAGGTTGATCTCCTCCAACTGCGCACCGTCACCCGACATCACGAACAGGCGGCGGATACGGCCATCCTTCACGTTCGCGTTGTAGCGGCTCAGCTGCCTGCGCAGCTTCTCGCTCAGGCGGTACGGGCCGAGGTCGATGACGAAGACGTCCTTGACCACGCCGTGGTTGTCCCTAGCACTGAGAACAGCCTTTTGGATGTGGCCCCTGATCGAGCTGTACTTCGTCGCGGTGCACTTGAGCTCGCAGACTGTCTCACCGCGGGTGAGCCACACGAAGTCGTTGGTGGACCTACGGCCGGGATCCTTGCGGATCCAGCGGGCGCGCTCCCCGCGGGCCTCGAAGCGCTCCAGAAAGTCGATCTCGTGGGACTCCAGCACCTCCTGGGCCAGTCCTGGGGCCGGTGCCAGATCGGACAGGTCCGACCTCAGGCGCCTCTGACGCCGCAGGCGCTCGGCCTGGGTCTCTGGCGGCCGGTTCCTACGGGTGGCTGCTGGTGTCGGCCCAGACGTCTTGGGCTCACGGGCTCTGCCGAGGGCCTTGTCAGGCTCCTTGGTCCTGGTGGCCTTGCGGCGGTCCTGCCGTGTCTCCTTGAAGGAGATGACTGGCCCGTACTCGCCGTGCTCGGTGGTCAGGATGATGTCCTTGTACTCCGGCAGGCGGCCGCCCCGGTCGGAGGCTCCGGTGCGTGCCTCGACCGCCTTGTGGGCAGCCTCCAGGGTCTCCTCGTCGATGACCTGGTCCACGGCCATGCCCGCGGGCAGGGGGCCGACGTTGCAGTCGCATCCTGGGTGGATCGGTAGCAGGTTCTCGACGTGGTAGCGCTGGGTGGAGGCGATGACGCACAGGGCGCAGTTCTCCCGGCCGGTCAGGATGCGCCGGTAGTACCGGCCACCGGTGGCTCGCATCGTGTCCCGGGACTGGACGCGCTTGGCGTTCTGGAGATCCCCTCCGATGAGCTGCGTCAGCCGCAGCCCACCGGCTGAGACGGCCTGCTCGAGCGTCTTGCCCCTGGACAGCGCCGTCCACGTAGTCATGCCCGGACGCTGGTAGACCTTCAGCGGGTCCACGCCGCGCATCCCGATGACCGCCTCACGGTCAATGGCGGGTGCCGTGACCGTGAGCCCGAGCTCGCTAGCACAGCCGATGAGGTAGGCGCGGGTCAGCTCGGCGGTCTGGAGCTGGCCGGCGAGGACCCTGGGGGCCAGGGCCCGTGCCATGGTCTCGACGGCCTCGTCCCGATAGTCGGGCATGGACGCCCACAGCTGGGAGGCGAAGGCCGTCAGGTCCTGACGGATCTTGTGAACCGCGGCGTCGTAGGCGCGTGCCAGAGCATCGAGGCGGTCCAGGTCAGCCATGCCCGCCCCCTACGTCATCGCTCAGACGGTTCGCCGGTCCTGGGTGCCAGGTGCGTCCGCGTTCCCGACCGGCTGCATCTCCTCCGACGTCGTCGGTGGCGGCTGGGTGGTCAGATTGAGTGCCAGCGCGAGCTGCTCCTCAGCGCGTCTCTGCTTGTCCTGGGCGATCTGCTCGGGGCTGTAACCCAGGATGTTCTCCTGGATCGTCTCCAGGGCCTCGCCGGCGGCCTTGGCCTGCGCCGCGGCCGCGTACCGCTCGGTCATGGTCACGGTGGCCGGCGGCGCGAACTTGACCTCGACCGTGTCGCCCTCCAGGGACTCGCCTTCGACCTGCAGGGCCTTGACGAGCATCACCGCCAGGGCGGGTTTGAACCGCAGGATGCGGTCCTGGGCCTTGAAGACGAGCTGCTGCATCGGCTGTTCGGCGCCGGAGGCGGACTGGTTGGCGGCGTCCGGAAGCATCGCCGAGACAGGGGTGTGGGTCTCGGCGGCGAGCTCGCGCCAGTCGTCCTTCACCGCGCTGAGCATCGGTGTCAGGTCGACGGTCTGCGACTCCCAGATCTCGACGCCGGGAGGCAGTTCCCACAGCGCCCCTGGGCCGGGCTCGAACATCTCCTGGTAGTCGATGTCGTCGCCGTCGGGGTCCTCGTCGGGCAGGCCCGTACCAGGGTCCGTGGAGGTGGTCCGCAGGGCTCGCTGTCGGTAGGTCTGCATCGCCATCGTGACCAGGCGGTAGAGGATCCCGGTGTTGATACGGTCGATGAGGCCGGTGTGAGCCTCGAACTCCCCCATGCCGTCCTTGTTGCCCAGGAGCACGATCGGCGGATCCCCGGCGTAGACGTCGAGTCCGTCCAGGTCCCACTTACCCTGCACGCGGCTGATGAGCTGGTTGCGCTCGTTGTAGACGCTGCGGGAGTAGGTGGCCTTGACACCGTCGACCCAGACGATCATGTGGTCAGCGCCCTCGGACACGGACCGCCAGACCTTCACGGCCGCGAGCGCCTTCCACGGGCGGACGGGGTCGGGCTCGGCGTAGAACTGCTCGGGCATCTCCCGGGTGATGACGGCCTCGCCGTTGTCGTCGCGGGTGACTAAGAGGTAGCCAGTGCCGACGGTGAAGGCGTCGCGGGCGGCGTCCTTGAAGGCGACGTCGAGGCGGTTATCCCTCCAGATGCGGCGGGCCTGGACGGCTCGGGGGCCGTCGGGGGATTCTCCGACCAGGATCCCGTTGGGGATGAGGCGCTCGACGAGGGTGTCGACGATGAGTGCGCCGGCGTTGGCCAGGGCGCGTCGCTGGAAGGCCTCCCAGGACTTGCGCAGGTTGGGGCCCATCTCCGGCAGGGGCGCGTGCCCGTTGGTGTAGCCGCGCAGACGGTCCACGCGGGGACGCGAGGCGTCCATCCGGGAGGTCAGGAAGGTGACCCACTGGTCGAGCGTCTTGCTCATGGTCCTCCCTGTCATCCGTAGAGCCGGCGGGGCTTGCGTCGTCGCTGCGGGCGGGTGGCGCCCTTGCCGACGGCGTCCAGGCCCGCCCGGTAGGCGAACATGGCGCCCCAGGCGGCGTCGATCTTGGAGTAGTCCTGGTCATCGGCCGGCTTGGTGAGCACGTAGCCGGCCTGGCGTGGTGAGCGCCGGGCGTTGAGGAAGTGAGCGGTCATCTGCGGGTCACCGTCGTAGGTGAGGCGGCCCTGCTGGATGGCGGAAAGCAGCTGGGCAAACCCCTCGCAGGTGGCTGAGACGTTGCGCTGGGGGTAGCGGATAGGCTCGGCGGCGCTGATGCGTGCCCGCAGGCGGCGCGAGTAGGTGGCCTCCCAGGTCTTGACGTCCTGCGCCCAGCCGGCTGAGGGGTCGGCGTAGAAGCCGACGACGTTGTAGCGCTCGAAGGTCTCCCGGACGGTCTGCTCGATCTCGAGGCGCGGTGGCTGCCAGCCCTCGCCCTTGGGGCCGTCGGGCTGGGACCAGATGCCGATCTTGAACAGGTGCTGCTGGGTGACCGAGTAGCCGATGAGGACCGTGGAGTCGGCGATGCCGATCTTGCGGCCCTCGGAGCCGTCGAAGCCGAGGGTGATGGGCTCGTTGGTGGTGACGGTCTTGCTGTGGTCCTCGATGGCGCGCAGCTCGGGCATGGTCAGCCAGGCGTCGGAGGCGGCGCCGACCTGGTTGAGGAAGTCGGCGCACATCTCGGCGGGGTCGTTGTCCGTCTCCCAGAAGTCGTCGGCGGTGCGTTCGATGTTGACCCAGCCCGGTGAGCAGGGAGGTTCGTGAATGGCGCACCCGCGGGGGTCCGCTGAGGCGTCGCCGTAGGCGATGCGCAGGCCCTCGATGAGGCTGTCGCGGTCGGAGATGTCGGTGTCCAGCGGCGCGGCCCGGAAGTCGTACAGGAGGCGCCTGGCAGCGGCCTCCTTGACCTTGCCGGCCTTGATCTGCTCGGCGTAGCGGGCCGTCGTCTCGGCGACCGAGTTCTCGCCGATCGTGTAGGCGTTGGGGGTCTCGATCGTGACGCCGCCGAGCTTCGTGGCGTTGTTGCGCAGCGTCTTGGCGAGCTTGGGGCCGCCGTTGCTGGGCACCCAGGTCTCGGTCTGGTCCAGGACCGCCATGACGGCGCGCGCGCCCTTGACCGAGGTCGCCGAGGAGGTCCGCTTCTCGATCCTGCCGCGGCGCATCGTGACGAAGGAGTCCAGCGGGTCGACGTCGTACTCATCCTGGGCCGGTGAGCCCCGCAGCATCTCCAGCAGCGGCGCCCAGGTGTTCGCGGTCTGGTCATCGGTGGTGGCCGTGACCTGCACCAGCGGAGTCCGCCTGGTCGCCCACGGCACGCCCACCGGCTGGCCGGCGGCATCCCACCCATCGCACAGCACGGGCCCCATGGCCTCAACACAGCAGATCGCCGCCAGGAACGGGCTCTTCCCCCATCCACGAGGACGAGAGATGACCGCGCGGGACTTCACCCGCCTGCCCGTAAGCGGGTCGAGCTCGTAGAGCCGCACCAGGAAGTCCAACTGTTCCTGCGTCGGGACGAAGGGCAGCAGGTCGTCGCAGTCGGGCTGCAGGAGGAAGTCAGTCATCCAGTCGGCGACGTCGTACCCCAGAGTCGGGAACTCATCATCCTCATCCAGCGGGGACCACGGCATCCGGCCGCACCCCCTCCATCAGTCGACGACGCGCAGCACCTTCGAGCGAGCCCGCGAGCGCGATCCCGACGCGGCGGCGGGCTCTGCGACCTCAACAGCGCCTCCGGCCTCGGCGCTATCGGCGACAGCGAAGACGATGCGCAGGCGGGCGCGGTCCTCGGGGGTGGCGCCGAACTTGGCGACGCGCAGGCGCAGCTCGGGGCCGAGCCTGACATCGCCCTTCCAGTAGCGGGCGTGGAGCAGAGCCGTATCCATCAGGAACGCCCAGTCGACGTCGGTGTAGTCAGTCGACAGCGGCGACTCGGCCCACATGCGCCACCAGCGCTCGGTGATCGCCGGCCAGTGGAAGCGCTTCTTATGGACCGTCCCGTCGTCGTCGGTGACGTCGACGTAGATGGTCGGCAACCTCGGCTGGGTGACCGGCACAGCGGGTAGGACCTTGAGCGGCTCCGGATCTTTGTTACGGCGCGCCCGCTTGGACGGATCCTTGGGCTGCGGCCCTCTGCCTGCCACCTCTCCACACCCCCAAATCCCTGTTATTCCAACGAATTAGCCGTTACACTTGAGTCTATGAGGATATGCGGCAGGCCGGGGTGCGACCGCCAGATCAGCGGCTCGAAGCGGGCCGATACCCGCTTCTGCTCGACACGCTGCCGCGTGGCCGCGCACCGCGAGCGCCGCCGCGCCGCCAAGGCCTGCCCCGTGCCCGCCGAGATGCTGACGATGCCGAGATGGGTCAATCACGACGAGCGCAAGCGCCCCATCTGCCCGTCCACCGGCCGGTGGGCGTCAGTGACCGACCCATCGACCTGGGACACCTGGGAGGCTGCGAGCAAGCGCGACAGCCGAATCGGCTTCGTGCTCGGCGGGGGAATCGGGTGCATCGACCTGGACCACTGCCTGGACGCGCATGGGCAACCGAGCGAGGCAGTGACCGAGCTGCTCGAGTTCTACGCCGGCTCCTACGTCGAGATCTCGCCGTCGGGAGACGGGCTACACGTGTGGGGCACAGCCCCAGAGCGCCGCGGTTTCCGACGCGCCTGGAAGGGGCAAGCGGTGGAGTTCTACTCCCAGGACCGCTACGTGACGGTCACCGGGCAAGTTTTCCGCCCCGGGGCGCTGCTGCCCCTCTGAACGGCCTCACACGCAGCCTCAAAGGCCTCCCAGCCAAGCGGCAAGGGCGCCATATTTCGTTGCAATCACAGCAGAAAGTCGCGTTCCCAGAATCCCCAGACCCGTACACAGAAAAAACGACAGCATCTCACGGTGCTGGGACTGGGAGGGGTACGGGGTCCCCGCCCCCGCCGGCGGTCGGGATGAGCCCGGGATGCGGTGGGCGGCGTGGCTCTCGGGCTGCGCGCAGCGCCGCGAGGTTGGCGCGCGCTTCCTGCTGTGTCTTGCGCTTGTGATGCCACGAGCACAACCACTGCAAGTTGGAGACGTCGTGATCGTCTCCGCGCTCGATGTGGTCGCACTCGCTGCCTGGCTCGACGCACCGTGTTCCATCGCCCATGACACCTTCGCACTGACCGCCTGCGCGCTGAGCGACGAAGGCACGACGCAGCTGCCAGTCATCGGGAAGACGTGAAGAGCGGTCACTGCTCTGCCACGCCACCATCACAACCTCCCTTGGCTGAAGCGGCTGGGCGCAAGTGTCCCGCTGACACCAAGGATGCAATACGATCGAACGCCTGTCCAGACGGTGGCGCGGACGGCGTGTCACACCAAGACCAAAGGATCACTGTGACGCCGTAAGGCGCGACGTAAAATCATCCAGTCCACTCAATGGTGAGAAAGGAACGACGATGTTCGGACGTAAGAAGGAACGACCCATCAACATCTTCTTCTCGGAGAAGGACGGCTCCCTCCGCCTCTACTCCGACCGGCTGGAGAAGAAGGGGGGTGGGTCTGTTGAGACCCTCCCCCTCAGTCAGCTGGAGGGGGTGCGTCTTGAGGACGGGGAGGAGCTATCTTCCCGAGTCACGATGACCCGCCTGGTCACCCTCGGGGTATTCGCCCTCGCGGCAAAGAAGAAGACCGGGGGTGAGAAGTTCCTGACCATCGAGAGCCCCGACGTCTTCTGGACGATCGAGGTCTCCCGCAAGATGGCCGGTGCTGCGCAGCGCTTCATCGGCGACATTGAGCAACAGCGCCGTCGCGCCTGACTGCCCATCTTTGGTGCACCTCCCCCTGGCGCTGCGCTTGCCAGGGGGAGACGCATATCGAGCACAGGCTTACCGGCTTCGGGTAGGGCGACGGCCGCGCCTCCAGTCTGCGCGGTGTGCGGCCGCCTCATGCTCAAGGACGTCGGGCCAGGCCACCCACACCTGTCCCGCAGAGCGCAGACTCCTTACCCTCTTCCGACGCCGCCAAGACTGAAGCGTGCGGTAGCTCAGACCAGGCATCCGCTCCCGCACTTCGGCCGCAGTCACCCACTCCACCCCATCGGGGTCGGTCACGCTCACGACGCGGCCGCCTCGGCCTGAGCGGACCGAGCGACAGCCAGCGCCCAGCTCCGGGTCCTCTCCCAGTCCTCCTCGGTGAGCACGCTCCCACAAGCAGGCAGGGTGCAGCGCACCAGGCGATCGGCTCCCGGTACCGAGGGCGGGACGATCACCAGCGACCAGGCGCCGCACGACGGGCAGCGCACATCGGTGACCCTGCGCTCCGGCTCCTGGACCGGCCAACGAGCCAGAGCCCTACCAGTAGCCGGGGCCAGGTCCGAGATCATGTCCGCGGCCCAGTGCTGGGAGGCGACCCATTCCAGGTGCGGGTCCAGCCAGGAAACGAGACGACGTGTGTCCTCCGGCTCCCTGGGACCAAGGATCACCGGGTCGGCACCGCCGTCAGCGACGTCAGCCCAGTCCAGCGGGCCGGCCACAGGGTGACCTTCCGACCATCTGCACAGACCCACCGGCAGGCTGCCCGCAGTCGGGTGCTCCACCGCGACCTCCTGGGCCCAGGTACCCAGGATCGCGTGCAGCTCATCGGCCGCCACCAGCGCATCCGAATACAGACACCTGGACCCCGGCGTCGACCGGCTACCACGAGAGCGTCCCAGCGGGCTCCTCAGCGAGGGAGCACCCATGTCGAACAGGTGTTCAACCAGGGATGGCAAGGTGCGGACCGAGGACTGAAGACGCCCCCAGCACCAGGAGCACAGCACCCCGTGCTCTGCCTGACGAGGCAGGCAGCCGGCGCACTCAACCTCCTCCGGCCTCCCGCACTCGTCTCTGCCCCAGGCCCAACCGTCGCACTCGGCCAGATGGTGGCCACGAATCGTGCAGCCCGACGCGCACTCACTCATCGCATGTCTCCTTGCAGCTTCATCATGAACGCAGCGGCCAGTCCCGCCTGAGTAATGACCGACCCATTGGATTCGAACAGGAACCCGTTTCCGGGATCCGTAGCGTCAGCGGTGTCGATCAGCTGGACGGCCACAAGCCACGCACCGCCCAGGGACCCGGGCATCTCATCAGCCACATGCGCGGCGATCGCCTCCTCAAACACCCGCCTCGTAGCAGCACTCACCGGTGGATCACCTCATCCCCAATCACCGTGAGCACCAGCGCAGCCCACGTCCGCCGCAGCTCACGATCCGCTTCCTCGAGAGAGCCCGACACATAGAGGTTCTGGTCATCCCGCGTCCGCCGCAGATCCCGACGGCACTCGGCCCAGCCCTCTTTGAGGACGCTCAGTAATCGGTTCATCTTCTGGTCCTTCGCCGTCGGCGTGGTCTTCTATGCCCGCTGCCAGGGGGCGCGCCTCCCAGCCCGGGCCCAGTCCCGGCCAGGCCCCTCCCAAGCCCTGTCCCAGGACCCGAGGCCCGACCCTGCCCGTCCCTACCCGACCCGGCATATCCAGATTCCGTACCCGGCGGATCTGTCTCGATCTGTCCGGTTCTGACCTGATCTGGCAGATCCGGACAGATCGAGGAGGACGGCTGCGCCCCGGGGGCTGCGCGTGCGGCATCCTGCGGCCCGCCGGCGGGGTCAACCGTCTCCACGTGTGTCTCATCATCACCGCGCGCTGACGGGCTGCCCAACTGGCTGCTGGACGGCCTGCCCCAGTGGAGCTGGGGTGCTCGACCCGGCCGTGTCCCTGCCTGGCTGGCAGGTCGGCTGGGGAACGTGTCTTGCGCGCGGGAGGCCTCGGCCGCTTGGGCGGGCCTCTCCTCACCGGCGGTGAGGGGCTCAACCCGACCAACGCGGTCCGACTGGCTGTCGGCGCGCCCGGGGAGCCGGTGATGAGTTGCCTGGTCCGGCTGGCTGCCGGGCAGGCTGGATGCGGAGACGGGTCCAGGCCGGGGCGACTGGCTGCCAGCCCCGGCTCCGTCGACGGTCTGCGAGGACGTCCGCACGTCGCTGCCCGCGCGCAGGGGCTTGGTCCCCTCCGCGGCGAGCTCGGGCGGGCGCATGTCGTGAAGCGCCAGGACATCGGCGTGGCCGTTGAGCCACTCCCGGGTCCGGGGCGAGTAGTACGGGCGGTCCGGAGGAGTCAGCAACGGTCGGACACGGTCGGCCGCCGCCATTCCTTCCGATGGGGGCAGCCCCTTGGAGGCATTACCCCGGATCGAGTTGCACGACCGGCACGCCACGACCTCGCTGCGCCACGTGCCCGACTGGCCGGGCAGGCGATGGTCGTAGGTGCCGCCCTTGCCGCCCTTGCGATCGGCCCAGTTGACGACCTTCCCGCAGTAGCGGCACGCGTCGCCATCACGCCAGCGCACCGGCACGATGATCGACAGGTCCCCATTGTTCGCCTTACGGTCACGCTCCCACGCAACTTCCTCAGCGGTCTTGATGTGGACGAAGTCCGGATCCGCCACGAGACGGAAGAACCTCCTCCCGGACCCCGGCTCAACGTCCTGCACCCCATATCCAGCGAAGGCCGCCAGCTCGAGCAGGTGATCGGCCTGAGACTTCGAGCCAGCCATCTGCACTGCCGATGAGTACCAGAACACGTAGTCCGTCAGGTACTGCGCGCTCATCGCCGCCAGACGCAGCATGAACCCGAACACCTCGTTGACAGACCTGTCGTCGGCATCCGGGTGCTCCGCAACCGCCAGCACGATCGGGTGCGTGGCCGCGGTATCAGTCAAACGTGCCCAGGGCATGAACAGGGATTCTCTTTCGCTAGCAAAACAACGGGACATCTACAGCGCCAGGCGGCTCTCGGCCGCGAGCGCGATGGCGTCTCATAGGGGCTCCACTCAGAACGGGGGCTCGTCGATGCCGGGTGGCATCTGCCCGTAGACCGGCCATGAGCCGCCTTGAGCATGAGGGCCAGCGGGGGCGCCATTGGGCGCCTGCCGGGCGGGGGCCTGCTGCTGAGGCTGGCCGATGCCGGAGCCGAAGGCCGTGGGACCGGCTGGGGATCCGCCTCGGGGCTGGCGGGTGACCTGAGCCTTGGCGTAGCGCAGGGAGGGGCCGATCTCATCGACCTGCATCTCCACCACCGTGCGGTTCTCGCCCTCACGGGTGGTGAAGGAGCGCTGAACCAGACGGCCCTGGACAATGACGCGCGTGCCCTTGGTCAGCGACTCGGCCACGTTCTCCGCGGCGTCGCGCCAGATCGAGCAGCGCATGAACAGGG